CCTGGACATCCTTCGGTATGTCCTCGAACACCTCGACGCGACCGAAGAGATCGTAGCCGAGGTCCATCACTTTCACGTCGTCACTCTGCAGCGGCTCGGGCGTGTCCATCGGTGTCGATGGCGTCCGGTCGGGTGGGCGCACACCGTTCAGGAACGGACGCGTTGACGTTAGCAGCCGGATGAAGATTTCGACGTTGCGCCTGAGCGTGCCCTGCGCCGTGCCGGCCTGGTTGCCACCGCTCTTCGGGAGGGTGAGCAACAGACACGGCGCACGCAACCCGATCTTGAAGTTGAAACCCTCGCGCTGGGTCTCGATGGCACCGCCGCTGACCACGGTGTCGGGGTCGACGGCGTCGTCCACGAGCACCTGCACGGTCTCGCCTTCGAGGTGGTCGAGCCCTGTCACCGTGGTGGTGAGGTCGGGCAGCGTGAACTCCAGCCACGACTCTTGGAAGATGGGCGTCGAGATGTCCATCTCTTCGAGGTAAATCCTGGGCTCACCGTCAACGATCCGCCGGGTCACCCCGATCACAAGGTCGAGGCCTTGGAAGTTGAGCGGCGCGATGTCGAGGATCTCGGCAGGGAACTGACGCTCCTCGCGCTCGTCGGGATCACTGATGACGGGACCGGTGGCGCCGATCTCGTGCTGATGCCAGCCGACGATCTCCAGGCTGCGCTCGTAGGTGCTGCCGGCCAGCGTGCCGTCTTCGCGCAGCAGCCAGATGATCTGCTCCGGGTCACGGGCGAAGGCGATGCGCGTGGCGCGCTGACCGAAGCCCTTCAGGATGTGCTCCGAGGGGAACGTGAGGTCGATGGCGATCCAGCCCTGCTCGATGAAGCTCTGCTGCTCGGCGCGCAGCTTCGTCTGGTCGGCGGTGATGTACAGCACCTGATCGCCGATCTCGGCAGACTGGATGAACGTCGAGCCGAAGGCGGACTGCTGCACCACCTCGACATCGCCGGTCTTCAGAATCCCCTGCTGCGAGGTGAGGATGTTCTCTTGGTTCTCGGTCGCCACCAGGAACTCGCGCAAGCCCTGCATCCACTGGATGGCACCACGCTGGTTCATCTCCCACTCGATGGCGTCCGCCGCGCTCGGCCCCGTCAGGAAGTTGCGGTACTCCGACGACACCGAGCCGAAGATGGCACCAGGCCGGTCGGGCGTGCGTGCGAACCAGCTGCGCCCCTGGAAGAACGCGACCACGCCGGGGAAGTTCGAGCCTGTCCACTCTGCCGGCGGATCCGACAGCGGTATCGTCTGGAACGTGAACGTCGCCGTCGCCAGGTCCAACAGAAGCTCGGTGGGATCGTGGTTTTCCTGCACCAGGAAGATGGTCTCCTCGTTCGGCGGCAGTGCGAACTGGATCTCGCCGATCTCGCGTTCGGTCCACTCCGTCACGAACGTCACCGCACCTGCACCGGAGATGTCGAGCAGCTGTTGGTTGTCGATGACGAAGTGGCCTGAGCCCACAGTCATCTCGAAGCGCATCCACACCGTGCCGATGGTGAGCGCGATGGAACTGATCACCAGCATCGGGTTCGAGTCAGTCTGCACGTCGAGGATGTCGGCAAGGCCTTGCGCCGTGCCGATCATGATGCGACACAGCGCGCCCGAGCCCGGCACCTGATTCACGAACTTGCCGCTGAACGTGTGATCGCCCGTCGTCAGTACCGTCTGCTCCTGCTCGATGAAGGCCGTCGACCCACCCTGCGCCGTGGCATCGAGTTCCGCACCGCGCTGAGTCGGGTTGTAGAACACCCTGCCGGCGTTCGTGGGGGCCAGCAGCCACGCCGCAAGCTCCTCGAAGAAGTCACCGTCCTGCACGATGTTGTTGTCGACCGCAGGACCGTTCAGGTTGTAGATGTCCATCCGCAGATGCGTCAGCACCAGGATGAAGGTGATGTTCTCGCTGATGTCGAAGGGGATGACGCGAGCAGGCTCTTGCGCGTCGATGGCACCAACGTCGGCGATGTCAGCTATAAAACGGAACGCCGCCCTGCGCTTCGCGGGGCCCTGCGACAGCGCAATGAAGTTGCGCATGATCTCGACGCCCTTGAGATAGACCGGCGAGTCTTCCTGAGCGAACACACGCGGGCTGATTTCGCCGGCTGAGAACGATGACTGGATCGGGTAGTACGCCATCTCACACCACCGCTCGCCTGATGAGCCGGATGTCGGCGATGTTGTTGCCGACGAACGGGACCGTCTGGAAGCGTGCCAACTGCATAGCGCGGTTGCCGCCACCTTGCGGCAAGAAGAACCCGGTCACCCTTTCGTCAGTGTCCGCGAAGGTATCCGAGTTCTCGAAGCGCAGGATGTCACCCTCGACCATCCCCAGCGCCTCCCAGTTCGATGTGCCGTCCGCCGGCAGTTGGATGGTGCGCGTCAGCACCCAGTCGAAGTCCACGCTGGTAGCAAGCAGGCCGCGATCTTCCGTTGGGTCGTAGCGCACCTCAAGGACCATGCCGGGTGGATTCGAGAACGGCCCGAAGTTGCCAGGGATCGCTGGCTTCAGATCAGCGGTGTCGTTGAAGCCGACAGTGATCTTGAGCTTCTGCACCAAGTAGGGGACCAGGCCGAGGTTCGTGCCGGCGGTCTCGAAGATCGTGTCGCCTGGGTAGATGCCGTGATTGACCCAGGCGTCACCCGTGAGAATAAGACTGTTCGGCGTGACGCCCTCGACATCCATGGCGGCGCCGGCAGGTACGGTCTCCCCGCTGAACAGGATGGTGGACTCTATCCCCGGCAGCGTCTGGATCCCCGCTGCGGGGAAGGCCAGCAGTGGCGCCTCCGGGTAGAAGAAGTCGAGGTAGGTCAGCATCTGATCCACGCCGGCCTGCAGGATGCCCACGTCCCACACCCAAATCTTGGCGACATCGCCGTCCCACGGAACCCCACCGCTGGATTGGTTGCCCACGATGAACCGATCCAAAGCAATCGGGCGGCCCTGCGATGCTTGCGAGTTGATCACCCCCGTGAACGGCGTCAACCCGCGCCGCGCCGAGATGAAGTTGTCTTGGATGCCACTGCCGTCATCCGACACGGTGCCGACGAACGCGAACCAGTTATACGGCACCATCACCTGGGTAAAAGGTGGCTGCTCGGTAACGATCACGTTGGAGTTGAGCAGGGTGTCACCGAAGTCGTTGGCTGGAGCCCTCACCCCGGCGCCAAGAATGCGGGTATTGGCTGCCACGGAATCGCCCCAGGTGAACGCCCTGCTAGTAATCGGCGGGTCTTCTCGGCCACGCAGCACGATGGCGACCGCATAGCCTGTGCCGACACCACTCGGCAGTCCTGCGGCGATGGTGGCGAGCAAGTCTTGCAGCTTGGCAGCGTCGAAGCGGACGACAGACGACACCTTGAGGCCAGTCGGATCCAGGACCAGTTGGGGCGACGTGGGATTCGCTTGCGTGACTAGCGGGGTGCCGTCACTGCCATCGTTGAGGATGCACCCGATGGGGTTGCCAGTATTATTCGGCTTGAACCCGGTACAGGTGGCAAGGGAGAACAGCTTCGAGAGATCGCCGAAGTCGAAGCAGTGTCGCACATTCGCCGCGAACGGCAGTGGTGGCCCTATCGGCGTGCCGCCGCCATCCCAGAACTCGCGCTCACGGTCGTTGTACTGGTCCTCGGTTGCCGGCGAGAGGATGCTGTCCATGTACGCCATCCACCGGTCGTTGTGCTGGCCGGCGGCGATGGCGGCGTTGTCGAACACCTCGTGCCACATATCGACGACGGTCGACGCGCTGGCGCCGAGCAGCACGAGGTACTCGGCTTCGAGGTCGTTGACGTGCCCGGTGTTGCCGGTCAGCGTCTCCAGTGCAGCGAGCTTGGCATCGGCGAGCGTGGTCACACGACTGCTGCCGAGAGGATCTCGATGTCCGAGATTGCCGGCTGCGAGTCGTCGTTGGTGAAGGTGATGTAGTAGGTGGTGCTCGCCTTCAGGATGAGACCGCCGCCTTCACCGCTGACCGAGGAGCGCTGCTGGTCGCCGAGGTGATGCTTGCCGATGCTCACGCCGGCCACGTCGATGTTCACGCCACTGTCGACCGACACGTAGGGCTCTGTGCCTGGGTTCGCTCGGTTGCGCGGATTCTGCGTCAGCGGCGAGCCGCCCGAGAGCGTGCCACCCTCGAAGAACTCGGTAATGAAGTTGCGCGTGCCCTCCACCTCGACGAAGACTTCTGCCACCAGCACCGGGCGCGTACCGGTCACCAAGCCGATGGTCACCGAGTTGCCAGCCGGCACGGTGACTGCTTCGGAGAAGTCCCACACGCGTCCACCGAGCAGTGCCGCCGACTTCGAGTTCGAGTAGAAGGCGAGTTGTGCGTCTTGCAGTGTTGTCATCGGACTCTGATTACCGCGTTGCTGCGCTTGATCTCCATCTTCCCCTGGATGCCGTCCATGGCCGATGCCATGCCGAGCTTCTTGCCGTACAGGCTCCACATATCCGCCTGCAGGGTACGGTTCTGCGTGAGCGGGATGGCGAGATCGGCGGCGATGCGAGCCGCCAGCGCTTGGATGAACATCGGGGTGTAGAGGCCGATGTTGGTCACGACAATGATGACGCGCAGGAACAGCGAGTCGACGTTGGCGAGGATTATCTTGCCGGTCGCGCCGGGTTTCTCGATGGCCTCGACGCGGAACGTCCCCAGCTGCGGCTGCTGGTCGGGCCCCTCGGTCCTACCACCGAGCCCCGTGCCGATCAGATTGTCGTCAGTGTCACCGAAGCGCGTGTCGGGAACATTGAGGATGCGGATGACATTGGGCGGGATCAGGAACTGGTTGGTGTACCCGTAGATCGGTTCGAGCAGCAACGGCGCCAAGCTGATGCGGCGCACTGCGAACGTCCACTCGCGCTCTTCGAGCACCGCGTTGCGGATGTCGGGGTAGTTGGTCTTGCACAGCTGCGCTTCCCTGTTGTCGTCGTCGAGCGACGTGATCAGGTTCGCACCGAGCCACCCCAGTGCCTGATTACAGATCGACACCTGGGAGGCCATGGTCTACTCCTAGCCGGCGTCAGCAGCTGCTTCCGCGTTCGCCCTACGTGTTGCCGCTGCCTTGACTGCCGACTGCCGGCGCTTCTGCTTCGCAGCGTCGAGTTCGTCCTTGGCGATCTTGTCCTCGATGTGCAACACGTTCTCGGCCTCGCGGATGGTAGCGCGCACCTCCTCCTCGTTCTCCTCGGTGAAGGCCTTCACGACACCCACCTCGATGTTGTACGACGCGGCGATGGCTTCGGGCGTGTGGCCCTGGCGTAGGTGCTTCTGCACCTTGTTGATCATGGTGCGGTTGATAGCTTTCTTCGGCATGGTGCCTCCTAGGCTGCTTTGCGCTCTTCGAGGAAACGCTCCCATAGCTCGACGTGCATTCCCCTGAACAGCTGACTGGCTGACGGTCGCCCGGCGGCCTCGACGTAGGCCTGGTCGTAAAACATCGCCACGTCGTCCTCAGTCGGCAGTGCCGGCCCGGCACCATCGCTGACGACGGCGAGCGATGTCGCGTCACCCGGCGTGAACACGACCGAGGTCACCTGCGCGCTTGTCGGGAACGACGGGATGTTCTCGCGCAGACGGTCGTAGCACGTGTTGAGCGCTCGCATGATGTCGGCGCGCTGGTGCGTGGCATCCACGGTGGCACCCACCCACAGTTGGTAGTGAGCCGCGTCGACCACGATGGCGGCGGCGGCCTCGGTCACCACCTCGAAGTCCTGCTTCGGCTCGTTGTAGAGCGCCTTGACCGAGGTGCCCATGACCTAGTTGGTCTCGAAGGCGTCGAAGTGCGCGAGCCTCGCGGTGTCGTTCGCAACGCGTGCAGTGAGAGAGGTCTCCAATGTTTCGAGTCGAAGCTCGGTCTCGCTGCCGGTCGGGTAGAAGGTCCGCTCGGTGGTGATAGCTGCCAGGCGCACGACGTTGCGGTCGGCGTTGTTCTGGTCTTCGTTGTAGGCGACGGTGTTGTTGGCTGCCATGATCTGTTCCTCTTAAAGCAGGGAGTGCCGCCGTCGCCCATAACGCGACGCCCTTTCCCGGCACCCCCAACGAGTTCAGCGCTTACGCAAGCGCATCCTTCACGTGCAGGTTGACGATGTGCTCGTCTTCCACACGAACGCTACCCATCGACCAGTAGCCATAGATGCGCCACGCGAAGCTCTTCGATGGGTCTTCGGCCACACGCACGGTGATGTCTCTCGCGATGTGTAGGCCTAAAGCTCGGCGGGTGAAGAAGAGGCAGAACAGTTCGCCCGGCGCGGGGGCGAGCAGTCTCGTCGACATGATCCAGGTGAACCCCATCCAGCTGGGCACGATGCCGTACTGGCTGAGTTCATCGAGCCCCTGTCGGACGTAGTCCTTCGAGGTCTGCTCGGTCAACTGCATGAGCTTGCGCACTTGCGTTGGACCGACGATGGCGACCTTCGGTACGTCGGGATCGATGTCGTTCTCCATGAACCGTTCTTGGATGGCGGTGATGTCGTCGAACGAGATGGGCACTGCGCCCGTCCCGATCACCTGGCTGGCGGGGAGTGCTACTGCACCGCCGCTGCCGTCGGTGGCGTCACCGGTTGCGTTCTCGATAATCAGATCATCGACAGCGCGGCGAAGCGACATGGCGATGTTCTGGGCGATGTTGGAGTTGGGGTCGACCAGCATCTGCACGATGTCTTCCTGCTCGGTCGCCTCGCCTGCGTCGAACGTGCGCGTGAGCGATACGCGTCTCGACCAGGGGAGTTCCTGCACAGGGGTGTCCTGCAGTACGGTGGTCTTCTCCGATGCTACGCCGGCACCGAGTCTCTCCCAGTTGTGCTTCTCGCTCTGCTCTGCGCGCTCGGTCACGTGTGAACGCAACTTCGTCGCAGCCTGCTGCGCGAGATGTCGAACAATCTGCTCGAAGGTCTCGATGTAGACGTTGGAGATAGAGACGGCCATTAGGCTGTCCTCCTACGTTGGTCCACATTGTCCTTCGCAGGGGTAGCCCGGTTGCCCGGACCCGTTGCTTGCAGACAAGCCTGGTCTGCCGGCAGGGGTCGAGGGGGCCGCGAACGCGGTAGTCCCCTCAGTCGTGGTGTATACCGCCAGCGTCCGCTGACTGCAACCCGCCAGTGGTTTCCACGAACACCCCCTAGTTCGTGGAAAGCTAGCCGAGCCCTGCCCTGGCCGGCGGATCCTGGCTCGCGGTGGGGTTCGCCTGCTTCATGTACTCCAGGTGCTTCGCCACCATCGCCTTGTGCTCCGGGTGCGCCTCGTCGAAGAAGGCCGGGTGGTTGCGCACCTCGGCAGCACGCTCGGCGGCTTCCTCGGGTGGCAACCCTGCCGGCGCCTGCTCCCCGGTGCCCACCATCTGCATCCCTTCACCCAGCAGACCATCGGCCATCTGGCTGAACATCTTCAGGATGTGCGGCGGCACGTTGCCGGCGGCAAGCTCGGCGCGGAAGCCTTCGGTGTCGGCGTACTTGCCCACGAGGTGGTCGATCTTCTTCACCTTGTCGGGGAACGTGACGCCCCACTCGGCTTTGAGCGCGGTGATCTTCTCGTCGTGGCCGTTCTTCAGTGCGCCCACCGCAGCCAGCGTGTATTCGTTGAAGCGCTTGTAGATCCCATCGGCCTGGGCCTGCGTCATGTCGAGTTCGTTGGCCCAGTTGCGGTACTGCGCCGTCATCGCCTCGTCGTAGTCGCCACCCTCTGGCTTGGTGAATGTGTATCCATTCCCGTCCTCCGGGGCACCGAGCTTGCGCTGCAGTGCCTTGATCTGCGCCGGGTCTTCGGGGTCGGGCATATAGTAGACACCCGGCACACGCTCGGAGAGCTTCACGTGGAACGCAGTGCGATCCTCGTCGGTGGCCTCGGGGCCTGGGATGCGCAAGCTGTCGCCCTGGTAGGCCTTCGTCTCCACCGCGTTCTTCACGAAGGTGGGGAAGTCTGGCGCCTCGGTCACGAGCGCCGGCAGTTCAGTCCCTTCGGGTGAGAGTCCGCTGTACCATGGCGTGCCGGGGCCGGCGTTACCGCCAGCACTCGGTAATCCGCCACCAGAGCTGCCGGGCAGTCCACCGCCACCACCAGCACCTTCGCCAGTAGTCTCTATCATCACTGGATACCGAGTTGTCCACATACTGTTCACTCCACCGTGAAGTTGAGATGTTCAGCGATCCACACGATCACCGAGCGCTGCCCCGCATTGAAGGCGTGCTGTGTCGGGTCCACGTGGAACGCACCGGAAAACCGTTGCTCCATCAGCGCCAGAAGCTCGACGCCGTTCTCGTTGTGGAGCGCGTGCTGGACGATGTCAGCTGCCTTGCCGACCGTGTTTCGTCTCGCCTCACGCAGCTTGTCCGTTGGCGTGGGGAGGGGCTTCAACTCGACGGGGGGATCAGGCTGCTTCTCCACCACCCACTCCTAGCTGCTTGCCGACACTCTCAAGCACTTGGTTCGCACCCTCCTCGCCGAAGCCCTCGTTGAGCGCGGCCTTGCCTTTGCCCATCGCCTCCATGGCCTGGCCTTCGCCGGCTGCCTGTTCGGCCATGCGCTGCCGGGCCATCGCCGTCTCGCGGGCCTTACGCAGGCGCTTGATGTCGATCAGGCTGCGGATGTTGCTGGCTGGCACACCGAGCGTCTCGCCGAGGTCACGAGCGAACGCGTCGAAGTCGACGTTGTCCAGAATCTCTGGCTTCAACTGTGCAAGAGGGGCCAGGTTGTTCACCCAACGCGTCATGCTGTCGGCTTCGGTCATGCGCTGGGCCCTGGCGAGCGGCCCGGTGTACTCGATGTCCATCTCCCCGCCGGCCTCGCGAAGCACGTCAGGCACTTCTGGCAGCTGGCCGGCGCGCATCAGTATCTTGAACGTGCGGCTGACGAGGGGATCGAGGAAGTCGTTCTGCAGGCGGCCCAGCGTGGGACCGAGCAGGCGCTGCATCAACTCGTAACGCACCTGCACCTCGGTCGCGGTCATGGCCGGCGACTCTTTGAGCTCAAGCTGGTCCACGTGGAACGTGGTGCGTATCGAACTCTGCAGGCTGCCCTTCTGAAGCTCGCTGACATCGAAGCGCGCCCCACTCTCGTAGGGCTTCACGTCGTTGATGTCCTGCACCACCACCACGCCGCCGGGCTCCATGTCGAGGTCGCCCATCACGCCGCGCTGGGTGGTGAGCGTGACCGGGTCGAGCACCTTCTCAGCGGCGCGCAGAATCAGATGCACCAGTTCGTTGAGCGTCAGGATGTCGGGCAGCGCCAGCATGGCCGGGCTGAACCCCCACTGGCTGCCTGACATCATCCGCCAGCGTGCGACGAACGCCGGCATCTCGTAGTAGCCGCCCTCGTCACCGATGGGCTGGGCGTCGTCCGCCATCACGTAGCGCCAACCGTAAGGCCGTTCGAGCTTGCCGAGCGGCTTCGAGGTGTCGTTGTCCTTCTTGTCCTCGCGCCTGAAGATGCAGAACAGCACCGTGTACTTGCGGTCCACCTCGGCGGCGGCCTTGTAGGCTGTGCGGATCTTCTCTGGCGCATCGTCACCGAACTTGCTCACGATCTGCCCGGCGGTCATGTCCATTTCGCGGTACAGGTTGCGCACGTCCCTGTTCCAGTCCATGTCGAAGTAGCAGCCCCGGATGTGGATGACCTGAAACTGCACGCCCTTCCACTCGTCCTCGCTCTCGGTCTCCTCGACCAGCACCGTGGTCCCGAAGCACACCAGATCCATGTAGGCCTCTGCGGCCTCGATGTTGAAGTTGCTGTCCTGCAGCGCCATGAACACGCGATCCTCGCACTCTTCGAGCCACTCCTTGGCCTCCTTCATCTCATTGAGATCGTCAGTGCGGAAGCGTAGGCGGAACCACTTGGTTGCCGGCGAGGTGAGCGCGCCGTGGATGCTGGCTGCCAGGGACTGGGCGGCCATGGGTGCGGTGCTGTCGTATAGCTCGCGACGGCGCCAGGTCAGTTCGTGCTCGGTCTTCTCGTCCTGAAAGAACTTGCCGCGACCGGGGCACACGAAGCGCTCGATCAGCTGCCAGTGCTCCTCGACGGTCTTGCGCACCGAGTAGTGCGCCTGCCATCGCATCACAATGTCACGTGGGTGCATCAGGGTTGTCCTCCATCAGGAAACTCAGGTCGGCACCGCCACTGAGCGCTCGCGTGTTCATCACGTTGTTGAACTCGGCGAGCTTCTTGCGGCCCATGATGACCACGTCCACCGGTAAGTCGCCCTGCGTCACCAGTTCGTCAATGCCGACAGCGCTGTAGGTGATGACGGCAGCACGGCAGTCGAACTCTTTGCAGCGCCGTGGTGCGTCGTCGTGGATGCTGCAACCGTTGTCGACGAGGTACACACACGCGTCGTCTATCTGGTTGAGGCGCCACTCGCCCTTGTCGTCCTGGTGCGCAGCACCACGAAACCTGCCCACGTCGCCGGCATCGAGCTTCACGCCGTCGTGCCCACGGCAGCACGCGGTGCAACCGTCGCAGTCGATGACGAAGTCCTTCTCAGTGAACGACTCGACGAGTACTGCGATGGCCGGCGTCAGTGCGTCCTTAGACACTGACACCTGGCGGCAGACGCCCACCACCAGCACCACCGACAGCTGAACCGCGACCGGGACTACCGACACGGCGATCTCCCTCACCGTGCCCACCGACTGGCGGACCTGGCGGTAGCTGACCAGGGTTGCCGACATCGTGCTCGCCACACGGTGGACCTGGCGGCAGCGCGGCCTCACCCGTAGTCGGCATCGAGCACGCCACGCGAGCTTCGACGGGACCGGGCGGCAGTTCGTTGTACATGGGCTCGGCGATGCCCAGGTTGATACCGTTGGCCGGCGGCAGGCCGCTGCCTGTCATCGCGGCGCCCATGCTGCGTGCGTTCGGCGGTGACAAGTTGATGGTGCCGGCACCAGGCTTGCCGCTCTGGCTGTTGGCACCAGCTGCGCCGTGCTCCACCTCGCCGGGGTAATACGCGGGGCCCTTCTCGGTGTAGCTCATTCCATCGTAGGTTGGGTCAGTGTCACGTTCGGAGCCGTGTGCAGTGCCGTGCTTAGGCATGAGAGTGTCCTCGTGGTGGTGGCTTTGGATACCGTAGTCCCCCTGCTCTTATCACGCGGGGTTTGCGGTTGCGACCCACCGATGACTCGATGAGCTTGGCGCCTTCGCCGGCACCGACCAGTGCGTACTCGGCGGCTTCGACGATGTGGCTGTAGATGTTCTTGTCGGGCTTGTCGTGGTAGCGCTCCTCACCCGTCACCGACATCCGTCGATACTTGAATCCGCCGGCAAGGCCCTTGCGCAGCATTCGTGCCTTCGGCGATACCTGGAACCCAGGCTTGCCGTTGAGACCGAGACGGGAGAGTTGCCGTGACAGGGCGCCTCGTCTGACGATCTCGTCGTTGGTCCACACAGGCGCGGCGTCAATGCCCTCTGCCTGCAGCACCATGAATGGTGTGGTCTTGTCAGTCTCAGCACGCGTGTCGCCGGCTGGGTCACCCCAGAAGTCGATGGAGGTGGCGAAGCGGTACTCGCTCTGCAGCTTCTTGTTGAGCAGCACAGCGAACTCGTTGGTGGCGGTGTCCTCGGTGACAAGCTCGTCGATGGCGCACCACTGTCCCCACTGGTTCTGTTGCAGGAACGCCGCTGCCGGCGTGAGACCGAAGTCGATACCGATGACCAACGTCTCCTCGGGGTTGAATGCGATCTCCTCCTCACTTGCGTGCACGTCGTCCTGGTACGTGGGGTGCACTGGCTTGCCGTCCATGACGAAGCCATAGCGACCGTGCACGTAGACGTTCACCCACTCCTGGTCGTGACCGTACTGCAGCCGGGTGTAGTACTCGTCGGGCAGGTTGTCGAGGTTCTCGGCCTTCGCACTGAGCCCACTCGGCTGATGGAAGATGGCGAAGCCGGGTGGCCGCTCCTCCTCGAAGATGCGATACCACCAGTGGTCCTCGTCGCACGGGTTGGTGTCCATGATGATGCACGCTTGCGTCGCACCACCGTCGCGCTTCGCAGGGTAGCGACCGACGCGGCCTTGCAGCATATCGAGCACAGGCTTCGGTATCTCGCGAGCTTCGTTGAGCCACGCCCACGTAAGCTCCAACGACAGCAGCTTCTTGATGTCCTTCAGGTGGTCGAGAGCGCGGAACAGGATCTCGATGTGCATCGTGGGGCTGACCATGTGCAAGGTCATGTTCACTTCGTCCCACCGACCGACGCGTGACGGCACCACCCAGTCGGTCCAGGTCTTGAGCGTGGTGTCTTTGAGTTCGCGGTACGTGTTGCGGATGACGCAGCCCCGAGCGCGCACCACACCATCGGGGCCAGGCTCTTGCGTCAACGACAGGCGCATCATCTCCATGACGCACGCGACGCTCTTGCCGCTGCCGAGCGGGCCCACCAGTGCCCTGATGAACGCGTTGCTACGATGGAAGCGCCGGCACGTAGGCGACGCGTCGTAGTACACGTCGAGGGGACCGCTGGGTTGTTCAGCGAGTGCGGCCATTGCCCTTCGTCGCCGGCCCCAGGTTCATGTGCAGGTTAAGGCCGAAGCCTTCGGCGTCACCAGTGTGCTCGACGCTCTTCAGCTTCGGCGCCACGTACTGCGCCACCTCACGCAACATGGCCTCGCGTGTCGACAGGGGATACTTCAGCACCACCTGCTGCTTCTTCGTCTTGGGATCGATGATGGTCTCGGTGGCGACAACCATCTCGGCCATGGCGAGCACAGGGTGGAAGTCCCGGTCGCCGATGCGGTCGCGTATCTGCTGCAGAAGGTCAGCCTTGTCCCTGTTCGGCACGCCCTTGGCACGCCCACCAGTCTTCGGATTACCTTTGCCGGCCA